TCAGTACCTCTTACGAGATCCCATCCTTCTCGAAGCCGACGCGAGACATTAGCTCGGTCTTCTTGTCCCAACATGGACTCCCTGATCCACCGATAGGTATAACCTGCGGGTGGGGGTGGAGTTTCTAATGAACGCACTGGACGCCACGGTTTTCTGCGAGTCTGATTATCGTGTGACTGCGAATCACGGGATGAACGTGCGTTTGCTTTTGCTTCTGCCATTTTAGCTTGCCTCTCTTGATGCAATTTTCTGCTTCTCTTTAGCCACTCTCTGCAACCATGCCTCTTCAGACATATTGTGCGGTTTGAGACCTCTGAGTCGCTCTAGCTCAGACTTAGAAAAGCTTACGCCGTTCTTTTTGCCTTGTGTTTTTGACCGACCCCCTTGGGAGGCGGAAGCGACTCTTTGCACAGCGGGTCTGCTTCCACTTTGAACGGTCTGAGATCCACTATTAGTGGATTTCGTGTGAGGATAAACCGTACCTACACGGCTGTCCAATTCTTCGTAATACTCGTCAGAGCCTACGTCATAGCCTTCGTTGGCTAAATTGTAGTGTACATAGTAGGCGTATTGGGTCGCCTTCATGTCTTCTTCGTTGTCCTTGTTTGCGTACCAAGGATTTCGATCATGCCATTCAAGCGCATCTTCGGTCGGAGTGACTTCTTGCTCAGCCTCCTGATATTGCTCTTGCTGAACTACCTGCTCGTTGCCTTGAGAGACATACGCCTCCTGTTCTTGAGCGGCTTGTTGTCGTGCCTTGGCAACTCGAAGCTTTTCTTTCTGGATCGATATGTCGCTTTGAAGCTTTGCGGCCTTGGTGATTAAGTCTGAGTCGCCGCTCTCGACAGCCTTGCGGTACACGTCATCAATCTGTGATTCTTTTGAGGCCAGAGCCTCTTCTTCCTTTGCTAGAACCTGATTTGACTGATGAACCGACTGCTGACGATATTGCTGAAGCTCCGCTTCTTTCTGCAAAGCAATCTGCTCAAGCTGCTGCGCTCGCTGTTCAGCCTCTCGGTGCTTTGCGTTTAGCTTGTTGATCCGCTTGGAAACCGATTTGGTGTAATTCTCAAGCTCATCGCCTTCATTAGCTGCGCCAGATTCCTCTACTGGATCTTCTGTGACCTCAATAGAAACCTGCTCTTCTTCAAACTGCTCAGCGTTTTGATTCTCAATCATGTGAAACTCACTATGTCATCAGGGTTAAGGATGGTTCCAATGACCTCATCGTCATTGATTATTCGCACTTCGCCACCGTCTTCAAGCTTGAAGCGAGCGCCGCTGTAACGTCCGATCAATACCCACTGCTTTTCTTGGCACCACGGCTTGTTTCCAAACTTTTCCGTGTCGCCATAGCAAAGTGGCCCCATTTTTACAACATATGCCACAACAGTGGCAAGAGCCTCTCGGTCTACGGTTTCTTTTAGGAGGTGAATGCCGCCATCAGACTGGGCTTTGCCCTTGTAGGGCAAGACCAACATGCGCCAACCTGTGGGGTCTGGCATTCGTTCTAGGGCGGATTTATCAAGCAGGGTGGGGTCGAGAACGCGCTCTTCGCTTGAGACGTAAGCGGATTCAGTGGTCGGGATTGTCAATTTAGATTTCCTTATAGAATTCTTTGATGGTTTCCTCGACCAAGTTTATAACAGTTAGCTCGCCCTGCAAACTTTTATAATGTTCTATATCTTTGAGCATACCGTCCATCATGACTTCGCGGATAAGCTCTCTCCGCTCAGCCATGACCCTTTTCAGGCGCGAACCGAGATCAATGTCATCCACTAAACTTTCTCATGAAAGTCGAAACCGCGAGTTGCTGCGCCAGCGCCACGGGCTTTGATTACCTTAATCTCACCGCCCATCGTGCGTCGAATCAGCTCAGGCGATGTAGGGCCAGATTTGATGCTCTTCGTTGGTGAATCAACCTTTTCGATTTTGCTTATATCTTTCATCATTCTTCCTCGCTTTCTTCGGTTTCTTTCTTAGCAGCGGCCTTTTTAGGCGCTTTTTTTATAATAGGTTCTTCTTCAATCACGATCTCTTCCTGAACCTCTTCAGCGACCACCTCTTCAATTACTGGCTCTGCCACGACGGGCGGCTCTTCTCCAGCAATTCGGGCCAGCTTTGCAGCAATCCGCGCATCGCTTTTTCTTTTCTTTTCGCTCGCATCTTTGGCTTGCTTCTCAGCCAAAGCCACTTCTACTTGCCTAGCGAGCTTTTTGTTTTCGCGCAGCTCTTCAATGCGCTGTCGGACGTAACTCGTTGATGAAATTAAATCAGCCATTATCGGCCTCCCATGTTCTTGTTTTGCATGTCTAGGAGCTTTAGCTCCGCTTGTTGCTCTAACCGACGAAGTGCTACATCGAGCTTATCGTCTGCAACTTCTTTCTGAATACCAAGACGCTGTTTAGCGATCTCTGTTTCTAGCAGCTTTTCTTCAGCTCGCTGCTGTTGCTTAGCTTCAAACTGTTCATTCTCAGAATCAATAGCTTTTTCTTTCAGCATCAGCTCTTGCTGTCTGATCTGAACCAGCGGATCGGTGTCATCACCTTGTCCAATCGACTCAAGAAGCTCTTGCGTCAACTGCGCCAAAACAGGCGATGATAGCTGCTCGATCTGCATCTGAATCTGGCTTTGCATCTGTTGGAGCTGCTCTGGCGGAACTTGACCAGACTGCTGAGCAGCCTGCATCTCTTGCATCTGCTGATTCAGCTCTGGAGATATTTGATCCTGAACCATCTGGCCAGCCATGAACTGCAAGTGCTGCATCATATGACCGATGATCATGCCCTGTAGAGGCGGGTTCTGCTTAACCACGTCAGTCAAAAACAGCGACCTATGGGCATCGATGTGCGCTTGGTGGTTCTGCGCCTCAAACGCCTGTGCAGGCTGGCCCATCAAGAATCCGCTGTTCTCAATGCCTGCGTCCACAGGCATAGGCTGTGGTGGCGGGGGTGGAGGCTGAATAAGGCTATCCACATCATCAACGCCGAGAGCCGAATACATGCGCCGATACGCCTCATATATGCCCTGTGGCCCGTGTATCTCAGGGTTAGACTGAACCATAGTCAGAAGCTCTTGAGCCATTGTTATGCGCTGTGACTGGCTGAAGATGTTGGGATCTGACACAGGGATGACATCAACTCGGCCATCGAAGTCCTGACCCATGATTTCTTGGGGGCCGTTGCGTGAAACATACGGATAGCTGGGTGGCAGATACTCGGCAAACACCTTAGCAAGCAATTGAAACTCAAGCTTTTGACTGTAATGCAGGCGCTTGTGAATCGCGCTCATCACCTTAGTGCCGCGCTCCAGCAGGGCCACTGTGGTGCCCACTGGCATGGCTTGGTTCATATCACCGACATTCATGTCGGCTATCGACGCAAACCGCTTACCAGACTCCACAAGCAGCCCTAAGAGCTGCATGAGCACGTTGCTGGGTTCTTTGATCGGCAGCGGTATCAGGTTCTCGCGCAATGACGCTCCTGTGGTGTCGATGTCGCGGAACTCGCCGGGTTGTAATGGGCTGTCCTCGTCACGAATACGCATACCGCGAGCTTTGAAACCTGCTGGCAGGTTAGCCAAGGTGCCTGCGTCGATAAGCTGTCGCAAGATGGACGTGGCAGACTTTGAAATACCGCCAATCATGTGGCTCAAGCCTAAGCCGTAAAAGCCAAGGCCCGGCAAGAACTTATACTGCACAAAGAAGTTTATCTTGGCCTTGCGGGGGTCAGTCTCGATGTAATTGCGTCGAATCGACAGAACCTTCTGGCTCTGCTCGTCAATCGTGACGATGTACGGCAGCTTCAGACCCGTAGGCTCTCCGTCTTCACCAACGTCTTCAAAGCCGGGTATATCAAGAATGGTGTGCGTCTCAAAGACAACGTGGTCGCGGTCTTCTTGATAAGACGGCTCCATGCCCTCGATCTCGTCTATCTGCTCTTCGATGTCACTTCGATTCACCGTCATCGAGCCGCCTTTCAACTCGACATCAGCATAAAAGCCGTTTACCTGCTGCTTCTTGATCTCGTTGCGGCTCATGTTGAGGACGTGAGTAACACGCTCAGCCGTGAACAAATCGGGGGCTTCGTAGGGAACCACAAGGTCTTGAGGCTCGATGAACTTGCTCATCGCACGGCTAGAGCCTGTGTCAAAGTAAACTTTCTTGAACGCCGAGCCAGCCAGAGGCAGATAGAACAGCAACATATCCAGCTCTGGGTCGTACTCCTCCATGATGTTCATGATGTAGTAGTTCATGAAGTCTTGGACGCGACCAGCCTGCATTTCGACCTCTGGGCTGCGTACACCGACAACCTCAGTCTTGACTGGCCCTTTGGCTGGCAATAACTCTTTGTAAGCTTGGGCCTGAAACTGCGTGACAGATTCGGCCAGTATTGGGTGAATCACGCCAGAAGACCCTTCAAAGGGTTGGCTGCGAGACTCGTCGAACTTCATGCCAAGGTACTTCAGGCCATCTGTGTAGGTTTTTTCCCACTCGGATCGGCTTTCTTTATCAGCTTTAATCGAGCCGATAACGTCACTTGCCAGCTTGGAAAGATCACTGTCCGAGATGAAATCGACCAAATTAGCGTTGAAATCGGTAGCAATCTGCTCTTCTACGGCATCGATTTCATCGTCAATCAGGATTTCTTCTTCACGAACCAGTATCTCTGCCGCGTTGCGGATCTCGTCGTTTCGAGTCATCTCTGGCTCGATTTCCATCGCGCTGCCCATTGGCATCACGTCAGGATCGTTTTCCGTGCCCAAGCCTTGTTTTTCAATCGCCATTAGTAATATACCTGTCTGTCACGCCTTAAAAACTCGGCTTCTTCAGGGTAATCGTCTTGCAGGCTCAAGAAGCCGCCTTGCCGAAACCTCATAAGAGCCATCGTTGCCGAGTCGCAGTAATCGTCGTTATCGCCAAACGGAAAGCTCGCCATTTCCTCAACCACCTCATCAGCAAAGCTTTCATCTGGTGCCCAGACCATGCCCGACTCGAAGATCGGAGCAACGCTGTTCATTCGCGCAATCTTATCTTGGCCTCTCGATGGTGTATAGGCCGTCACTGGTATACCCATACGTCGAAGCTCTTGAGTTAATGGCGTACCGCTGGCCTTCGCCTCAATCAAAATACAGTCTGGCTCCCAGTATTTGTACTCTTCGTAAGCCAGTCGTTTCAGCTCAGGAAAGTCCAACCTGACTCGTTTGGCGTCCAACAAGATAATCGCTTGAACATTGTCATCTGGAGACTGAAATATTGCCCATGTGGTGATGGCTGAGTAGTCGGCGGTTTCTTTCTTGCTGAAGGCGGTGTCATAGCTTTGGATGACGTACTCATAAGCAGGCACCCAGTCCTTGTCCCATTTACGCCACCACTCGCGCTTCACGATAGAGCCAGCTTCAGCGGTTGGGTTTTGCATCCACTGGGCGTTCCACTTGCTGATAGGCAATGACGCTTTGACCGACAAAAGCTCTTCTTTCTTCCAGAACTCGGGCCATAGTGGGGTTTCTGACTCAGGCATAATGGCGGGGAATTCAACAACCTCCCACTGATCAGCGTGATCATCGCCCTGCTTCTTCAAGACCTTGCCTACGAGGTCTTTGGTTGACCATCGAGTCATTACGATGATGATTGTCCCGCCCGGCTGTAAACGCTGCCGAGGGCCAGATGTGTACCACTCATAAGCCGACTCCATCGCAGTAGGCGACAGCGCGTCTTGCTCAGAGTGCGGATCGTCAATGATTAGAAGGTCAGCGCCGCGACCTGTGATAGCGCCGCCAACACCTGCGTAGAACGATTCGCCCTCTTGGTTGGTTGTCCATCGACCAGCAGACTTGTTGTCGGCCTGCAATTGCAGCTCAGGAAACACCTGAGAGTAATCATCTGAGTCAATGATATTACGCACCTTTCTGCCGAATCTGACCGCCAGCTCAGCCGTGTGCGTGGTCTGAATGATCTTGAGATCACCCTTGCGGCCCATCATCCATGCAGGAAAATAGGTGCTCGCAAACTCAGACTTAGAGTGTCTCGGGGGCAAGCAAACGATCAGCCGCTTGAGCTTGCCCTGAGCGATTTTGTTGAACTTATCGCCAATAATCTTGTGATGACGGCCCAATATGCACTCAGGCCACATGTGCTTAACAAACTCGATAAAGTCGTTCTGACACTTATCCTGCTTCTCCATCTGATCGTAGCGGGACAGCAGCGCCAAGGCTTCGTTTTGATCCTGCTCCGATAGAATCTCAAAGTCTTTGAGCGACAGTTCAGACATTTTCCCAAGCTTCTCCTTGGAACAACAAGGCTTCTGCCTCTCGCCTACGAATCAAACCGTCTAAAACCTTGCCCCCAGCCTTGTTCCAACGCCGAATTTGGTGCGGAACGTCCGCCATATCGCCTTCGTTCAAGCGTTTTAGCAAAGTAGAGTCTTTCAGGTTGGTTGGGCCTAGATTGTACGTCCAAGCCACCAAAGCATCGAATTGGCTTTGAGTAAGCTCAGCATCAACCAATTCGTTGACATAGCCTTCAAACTCTTGAAGGTCATCAACCAACATGTCATCAGCGTCCTTCTGGGTGCATGAATCGCCCTCGCTAACACCCCTAGTATGACCGTAACCAATCGTCCAGACGTTAGCTGAGCACTGGTAAGCGTTCAGCTCACAACCTTCAAATTTCTTTATCAGGGATATCCCTTCCTCGCTCGTCACTCTCATCTTCGAGTTCCTCGTCCAAATTTCTATAATATTGTATAATATTTAGCACTTGGCGGATATAGCGTTTCACCTCTGCCATGTTGGATGAAAGGTTTTCGTAGCCCTTCGTTGACAGCCCGTAGTAAGCGTTGGTGGGTGCATTTCCATCAGCCAAGTCATCAAGATACTCCTGCATCGTCTCAGGCGTAAGCACTTTCCACTCCACTGGAGATGTCGATATGGCATTTGGTAAAACAGGGTGATAAACGGCTGCTGGCTGGGTAACAGTAACCACCTCAACCTTCTTTGTTTCTGGGATGTACGGCTCTCGACCTAAAAGGCCGCAACCACTAAGAAGAAGGATCGGTAATAGTTTCCAGATCACTTAACACCCCCTTAGTGCCTCGGTTGATGATGTTTTCAATCAGCACTGGCTTGCGTAACGAAAGCACATTCATATCGTGCTTTGCGAACTTTTTTCTGATCGACTCCACCTCTTTTTGTGCCTGCGCGTTGGCAGCTTGAAGCTCGTTCACCCGATCCAATATGTTCTGCTGACGCTCTTCCGCCTCGGTGAGCTGCTTGTTTAGATTAGATATGCTCGTTTCTAGGACAAGCTGGTTGTCCGATGCCTGACGCAAATCCATAGCCATAGCTTCTTTTTCAGCCTCTGTTTTATCAGCGTACATTTTGAAAGCGCCAGCGGTAACCAGTAGAGCTATGCCCAGAACTCCCGTTATCTGCCACATCACGCCCAAACCTTAACTTTCTTGCCGCCCCAATACTCGACAGCGTGACCCTCATCAATAAGAATCTGACACATGCTGACACCTTCGGATGTCTTTGGAATGCCTAGAATGCGGCCATACTTGCCTTTGCCGAGGGATTCTACTTGCATTTCAGCAGAACAAAGCTCCACAAGTCGGGCTTTAGCTGCCAGTCCCAAGACCTTCTCAGCCTTGTTTCTGGTTCGGGACTCAGGTGCGTCAATGCCTGCGAGCCGTATGCGTTGCTTCTTCAGCCACACGTCAAACCCCAGATCAATGTCCACATCAATGGTATCGCCATCAACAACACGGACTAGCACAGCTTTGTAGTGGTACAACTTACACCCCTCGAACAGTTGTTATTTTTTGTTTGACCACGCTTGAGCGCCGAAGAACGCTGCCAGTATACCTGCAACCGACACGAAATAGACCGCAGCCATATCGCCTAAAATTTTTGCAGCTTGCGCCAGCCCGAAAAGCTCCGATGCGACCACCAGAGACGGGTAAAGAAGCATTCCCCACAACGCAAACCAACTCATGGCACGTTGTGCATCCGCACGTTCATGTTGCAGCCGCAGCTCTTGCAGTTCTTTACTGGTTTTCAGCTCTTCATCTGTGACGATACCGTCGCCATCAGCGTCGTATTCAGCGTATTCGCTGCCTTCCTCTAGCCGTTTAGCTGTCATCTCAGTCCCATGTCCTTGTGTTCTCTGCAACTCGCTTCGGGATGCAGTACGCGGTTATGTTCTCTTGCATCTGATAGCGGTTGTTTATCTTAGTTTTGCCTGTGCTGACATAGTACGCAAACGTGTTACACCGTGTGATGTCGCGGAAGTAGAACTGATCTTCTATCGGCTCTCCGTTCACGACCACGACAAGCAAAAAGGCCATCATCGTGTTAACCAACCAAGCAATAACGCCAGCGTCATGGGCAAAAGAATTACCAGTATTCCAATGACGAAAGAGATTTCCCTGACCTCTTTCCAAAACTTCTTCTTTCTAGCCGCTGCTCTAGCCAACTCAAGCTGCTTCTGTTTGCG